AATTATGTGATGATGTTATAGGAAAAAATTTTCCCACCCACTAGGCACCAGTGCAGGGCACCGCCTGGCAGGCTAAAGGGTGGCGGGCCTGTGGTGATCCTGCGGGCTGTGCTGTGTTGTGCTCATCAGCAGACAGCAGACAGCAGAAGGCCCAGGCCTTGGCACTCTCAACCATAGAGTGATAAGTTTAACAACTTGATCAAAAACTATTTACTATCATTCTAAAGTATGATACTATTTAATTGCCAGGTAGTTGGCGGTGTAGAGACACTCACCTTAAAAGATTCTTAGCAGGCCAAGCCTAGGGCCTGCAGGTTGTACCTTATAACTAGCCTGTGGTATATTTGCAGGCCTGAGCCCTGGCACGCTCCAAGGCCCAGGGGTGCAAAGATGCACCAAAGAAAGGAAGGGCCACAAGGTGGCCGGAGGTGATTAAATGAAGTATATTAATATGTTAGCTAATGATGAGTACATGGACAATGTGGACCTGTGGGAAGCGTTCGACGAGATCGCGGAAGAGATAGGCCCGGATGAGTTCCTGTTAGCATTAGCTAAGGCTATGGGATCATATGACCTGGAGCAAAACATGAAGCATATTGTAAGGGATTACGATTTGGCAAACGATACAGAAGAATAAAAGAAAGGCTGACCGCTTCAGCCTTAGACCTTGGAAGCATCCAGGGCCTAAGGGTGCAGAGATCACCGGGAGGTAATAAGAATGTTAAAGACAAACAGCAGACAAGCAAAGGAAAATTTAAAAAGCTACATCATGACAGCATGGAACCTTGAACCAGAGGACCAGGGCAGAACCTGGGCAGAGACTCGGGAAGACATCAAAGAAAGCTTCTATTTTCAGGCCTACAGATCGGAATATGAACGCAAGCAGAACAAGCAGGAGGCCTTCAAAAATTGGCTCTCCGGTCTGCCTCATGGCCTGGGCGATTTCTTCCTTTGCCAGGCGGTGGAGGATCTGGGCAACATCTTAAACCAGACAGAAGCAGAAAGAAACAGATATACAGAAGATCAAGCCAGCGAATCATTAGCATATTTAATTTATAGGGAGGTAATGCACTAATGAGAAAACACGAAGCAGCAAAAGACTATAAGACCTTAACAGACAAGGCCGTTAAATGGTGGATGGAGGACAACCTGAAGGTACTTGTTGACTATCTCAACAAGCAGGCAAAAGAAGAAACCTTGCTCCGTAGTGAGGCGGTTAAAGTTTCCGTAAGCCTCAACAATTTATTAAAAGATTTAGGTTTATAGTAAGCCAAGGCCCAGGCCTTGGCCTTAGCTTAAAGCCTGCCAGACGGCCTAGAAATGGTCCTGGAGGGCTTCAAGGTAGGAGGTTAAAATATGACATACCAAGAAGAAAAGCTGGCTATTAAAGCCGGATATGATGAAGCAAAGTACCAAAAGGAAGTTTTAAAGATCAAGCCAAAAGAAATTATTATCACGGCAGAGTGGGCCCAGCATCCATATAGCTACATATGGGCCCAGGGTTTTAATCGTTTTGTAAGAGGTGAGGAGCTATGAAAGCACCAAATTATAAGACCTTGTTTTATATGCAGGGCCTGGGGGCTCCGGTTGATGAGCTGATAGAGGCCAAACAATACAAGGCCGTAAAAGGCAATTGTGAGGCCCTGAGCGATTATGAGTTAATGTATTATCATTGCAAGCTTTTAAAGATGCCACAGGGCACATATGACAGGGAAGGCCTTATTATGGCCATGTTTCACAATGCTATAACAGAATATGAGGCCATGCAGGAAGACCGGGCAGAGGCCAGGGAAGAGGCCCGGAGAAGGGAAGACAGAAAACAGGCCATATATAAAAGCATCATTATATATTGGGGCCTTCTGTGCCTGGTGGCGGTCCTGTTGTGCTTCTTTATGTGGCTCTGTTGGAGATGATCAGCCAGCAGGGCCCGGATACTGGCAGATAGTTGAACATTCAACTATTTAGCAGACTCAATCATAGAGTGATAGTTGAACATTCAACTAGTTTGGCACACCCGGGTCTGTGGACACTTTTGGGCACACTGCCCGGGAGAAATTCAAATTTTAAAAGGTAGGGCAGGCCTGTACGCTGAGAAAGGAAGTGATGCTGAAGGAATCAGATGGTACAATTGAAATAGAAGGGCATTTCTGAATCAGGATGCCTTAAACGGAATTTTCCACCCATAATTCAAAAGAAACAGGAGGTAAATTTATTTTGGAAAAGGAAGCAAACACAAAAATCATACTGCTTGATGAAGTAAAAGCCATGATCAAAAATCAGATCCTGGAAGTAGAACATTCCACCAACAGGGATAACTACTTGCGGATGCTTGAAAGGAAAATGGGAATGCAGATCATTCTGTGCAGTGTAGCAGACTTGCAGTTCAAATTAAGAAAGGAGGCAGAAAGTGAGATATCAGGAACTTCTGGATCTTGTGGGGAAGAGAAATAAAGTACCCACATCGGTAATTCTCGGAGGCAGAGAATACAAAATTGCTGTGGATAAGCATGGAGATGTCATTGACTACTATTGTGGCGGTGATGCACTCTCAGAGGCCATATCAAGGTATTATCTGCAACAGCAGGCAGAACTTGAGCTTACAGTCATGAAACAGGTCATTTAGGAGGATATATGGAATTTAGCAGGCTCTTATCATCAAAACAGGAATCAGCCAGGTTTGACAAACTGCTGTTTCTTAATTGGGAAACAGGAAAGATGAAAATGGATCAGGTCATAAAGCTGTTCAAAAGGAATAACCTTGTTGATGAAGATGTAGACATCAATGAAGCAGAAATGGAGACATGGCTTAACAGCCTTGGATACAGAAAGGAAAAGAATGGAAACAAAATCGGTAATTGTGGAAACTGACATGAAGGGCAGAAGGGATAAGAAGATCATATCTGTCATTCAGAGTGCCATGAAGGAAACTATTGATGTTCTGTACCGGACAGGATATCTGGATCCCCACCATGAAGTTGTTGAAATGGATATCCGCATCAAGTCAGATGTACCAGATTAAATGCCTGAATCTGCTTACAGGCCAGGTGTTTGAGAAGGAATTTGAATTTTATGAAGATTTCAGAAGATTTCTCAATCGTTGCAGATTCTCAAAGAAAGTTAAAGTCATATCCTGGTTCAAGTATTAGAAAAGGCCACAGCAGTGACCTTTTCTTTTGATCCTAGGAGGCTCTAAATGATTATACGCATATTATATCACAAGATCAGGGCATTTGCTCCATCCCATTCCAGGAAGAGAACTCCCTTGGGCTTTTTCTTTTCTACATTGATCACCATTCTTGTATCTGAGTTTATGGATCCGTTTGAGAATGTAAGATTGAAATACATGTGCCTGGTTACGCTGTATTCCCCATCTGATTCCCTGATGTATCTCAGTGTCTGTGATTTGGTAGCTCTCTGATATATAACACCATCTACTACATAGGAACTATAGGACCATCCTGTATTGGCCACTCTTGAAAGTCCGGGATAGGTGTTTCCTCCGGATACGGATTCACCCGCAGGGATCCCTTCAATTGTGATCGTGAAAGGGAAGTCCACATAGTCTTCTTCCGATCCCATTGTCTTTGTATAGGAGGAAGGTGATATATAGATTGTCGGTTCTTCCGGTTCAGGCTGAGGTCCGCTTCCTGATCCTGTATGGATGATGCCCTGTACTGTAACGTAATAAGGTGTATCTCCACCTTTGTACATGTCAATTGTGGCACCTTCATAGATTTCACTGACAGCATAGGAATTGACCCTGCAGGCCATATTATTCCAGTAGGACCTGTAGCTCCATGCGGAATGAGAAATATAGACAATGCCATTCTCAATCTTTTCAATGAACATGACATGTCCATCTTCACCACCTGAGAAACAGATGATATCACCTGCTACAGCACTGCCTGCACTTGAATATTTGGTTCCCTGGAAGGCATTGTACCATCCGTTTGCGGAAGGTGACTGCCATCCCATCAGAGACATTAAATTCTTGTTTTCTGCTTCCTGCAATCGGCCACAGCACCACCAGGTACAGTTTCCGTTTGCGGTTTCAGGAGAATTGCCATAATTATATCCGTTTTTATAATGAGGACCGCCAAAGCCATTCAGACCATATCCTCTGTTATATGGTACAAAATAGACAGGTTCTCCCCATTGGTTTTCTCTTTCACTGTTCCTATAGTATGAATTATATCGTACATAGTCCAGTGTTTTATCACTCAATATCGGTGTAAATGCCATACTATTCCTCCTTTAAAAGAAGCCTCAGAACTTGTCCAAGGCTTTCTTTATTTCATTGACTGTTTCTGATGTAGCCTTCAGGGAACTGGCAAGCACATCCGATATGAAGCTTTTGATCTTTTCATTGTCTCCTGTTTCATATCTTTCAGCATGAAGGAACACCTCTTCAACATTTGCAATGTATCCTCCAGGAACATGGAACCAGACATAGCCATCAATTTCCTCTGTCATGTCAAGGACAGGGATGATCTGATTTCTTTCCTTGACCTCAATGACTTCCCCTTTCAGAGAAGGGGTCCTTCTCATGTTCATCCTGCAGGTCAGATATATCTTATTCACTTTCAAGCTCCGGGATCTCCTGTGCTGAGACAAGAGTACCATAGATGTATGTAGGATCCATAAGCTCATTTACTTTTGTTTTGGCTGATGCCAGGTCCTCTGCCTTTACCTGTACAAAGATCGGAGGCTTGATATCATGTCCTTGCGTATCAGCAAGTTTAAAGGTAAAATTCATCATTTCTTTTTCTTTCCTTTCTTCTTTTCTTCCTGTTTAGGTTCTTCCTTCCTTTTCTCAATCAGAACCGGAACAGGGATGCCTGCTCGCATTACGATCTTAAAATCAAGATTACTCATGAGCATTGTTCTCCAGGATGCTTACCCTTTTATCCAATTGATTTACATCTGCCCTCAATGTTGATATCTCCGATACCTGCTTGTCCAGAAGGTCCAGGCGGTAATTGGTGAGTGTAGCATAGCTCACTACACCAATTAAAGCACTGAACAGGGGAGACAGGGCCTGAATCCATTGAAGCATATCAGCCTCCGATATGGGAATCATCAGGATCTGCAATTGTGATAATGGTCTTATCCTTCATGTAGCTCTTTGATGCTTCATTCAGAACATATGCCAGGAAGGTAGCACATGCTCCAAAGGTGATGGAAATGGCCTTGTAGTTTGGAATGCTCCAGGCCTCACCTACAGTCAGGACCAGCGTTGCCAGTCCTGTCAGAACAGGTAATACCCATCGTTTCAGAAAATCATAAGTATTGTTTTTCATAATATCCTCCTTACTGTGACTGTTTCTGTCTCATGCACAGAATGTATACGCTTATTTGAGTAGTCTGCTCGCTTCCATGATTCCATACTCTGCAGGTAACAGAATTACTGTTTCCAAAAGTATGCGGAATTGAGCAGATGGAAACATTATAGGATCCTGTACTCATTCCGACAATAAACAGAGGTGTATAGTTGTTGGGGAAAATGGTAGGCTTAGGAATGGTTACCATCGTTCCGGTATTGGCCGGAAGCGTTGCTTCAACAGAAGCCACAGTGAATCCTAATTCATGACTGCCAAGAGAACTAAGAACAGGATTGCTTGAAATATCAGAGATGATATCATCCAGGGCTGTAACTGTTGTACCCTGTGCAGTGACTGTATCATCAAGGTCCGAAACGGATGTTTCAAGATTCTGCACATTTCCGTTGGTAGTAGACAATCCGCTTTCAAGCGTTCCGATCCTTGAAGTATGGTCTGTGACTGTGCCACTAAGATCACTCAGGTCCGTATTCAAATCAGTAATATCTGACTGCATATCGGAAATAGAAGAGGTATGGCCTGCTACAGTAGATGATAACTGGCCAATATTGGTATTGATGTTTCCGACAGAAGTCTGAAGGGCAGATACAGCAGGCTGTAAAGCACCTACATCTGTCTGAAGATCAGCAACATCATCCTCCAGGGATTCCAGAATCTGCTGTGTATTCTGTGGAACATTGGCAAGCTTATCAAGGATATATTCCATAGCATCATCAATGCTCAGATAGGTCATATCGGCAATGATTGGGCTTGTTGAAGGAAGAGAACCATTGACAGGCAATAACTGTTCTGTGCCATCTTCATAGGCCATGAAGTCCAGGTCAAGATCGACAGCGGTCTCTGTCGGTGTTGCCAGTTCATAATAGAGATATATGCCAGACATGGCAGTTTTAAAGGCAGCTGCATCGCTATATGTTGAATCATGAATGTAAATTCTTGATATATCGCCCCTTATCATAAATTTCTTGTCGGATAAAGCAGTGGATAACCAAACATTTTCACTTTCATATTTTTCACATACGGCGTTATTCTCTGTTCCGGATGTTCTGTTATAAATGCCGGGAATTTCAGCATTAAATGTATTTGGATATTGGGGTGATAATTGTGACCAGGTTAATGAACCTAAATCAACAGTTCCGATTCGATTAGTAGCCTTGACAGGTGTCAGTTCATCATATGCATTTCCTGCACTCTTCATTCCTGTTGGGAAGTATTGAGAGATCGGGAGAGATAAGGATGATTCTTTATAAGGCTCATAATCGATGTTGGCTGTTCCAAGATTGAATGTTGGTTTGGCAAATGGCTTATCAATTCTAAACACAATATATCCTGTAATTGGTGCTATTGGAATCAATGAAGAGCCAACGATTCGCTGACCGTCATATGTTCTGCTTCCGATTTGAGGTTCACTAGTAAACCATCCAATTAAAGCAGAATCACCTCTATTGTTTCCTATATGATACTGTTTTCCTCCAACTACTTCAGCTACTGCTAAATCATACATGTTCTGATTATCAACAACAATAGTGCCATCGCCACCAAGGTTTGCAGATGACAATATTTTAAATACAAGGTTCTTCCCTGTTGCTTTGATTCCTGTTCCATTAAATGAAAGCAGAGAACCAGCATCGTATTGATAGTATGGTAATGGGAATAAAGCAGTGAATTCTTCTACTGTAGTAGGCTCGTTGCCAACACCGAACATGAGAGTGAGGTCAAATAATTGCGGAATAAATTTGATATTGTTTACAGTTGTTCCATTTCCAACTCTAATTACTACCTTTGCTGAAACAGTTTCTGTTGCAGTAAAAATAATATCTGTGCCAGTTAATTCTGTGCCACCCAATACAGTACCATTGCTTGCTCTCAAATCCATTCTGCAATTTGCACTACCACCAATAGCACCTTTATACAAATATTTATGTCCATTAACGATGTTAATATTAGCACTTGTGACATCAAATAAAGATGTTGCAGATGCCGTACCACTAATAGAAATTGAACCATCACTATTATTGGTATATGTGACTCCGTTAACTGTTTGTGTTGTCTTTATATTTCCAACTAACTGATTCCATACGGAAGTATTGCCCTTTATCTTATCAATCCTTGCCAGGCCATCCTGAATGGCAGGGCTTTCTCTGTAGATAAAGCTCTGATCAATCAAATCCTGGGAAGTTTTGATCAATGCATCAAGCTCTTCCTGGGATGCTCTTGAAGTATCGGAAGGATGCACATGGTCACCTCTGGCATACAGGTTCTGCGATCCGGCAGAAGCTGTGCCATCCATCAATGGTGCTGATGTATATGGAGAAACTGTACCTAATGTACCTGCCTGAACCCATGCTGACTGAGAAGAGGACCAGATATATAAGGTATAGCTTCCTCCGCTTCCTACCTGGTATGCATCTCCGGGCTGTCCTGTTGGATGTGCCGACTGTAAATCGGCCAGAGTAGCATAGACATCCAGGATCTGCAAACCGCTTCCTGTCTCACCCTGAGGGCCCTGAGGGCCTGTATCACCTTTAAGTGACATAGAGGTATAGGTAGATCCATCACTTAAAGTAATAGTCATAGTATAGTCTGAATTGAAGGAAATGGATGTAATGCCCACACCCGGATCACCCGGAACACCAGGAACCATCGTGAACTCAAAATTGACTGAATCATCGGTCCATGTCAATGTGACATCCGGTTCACTCCCTTCCACAACAGAAGCGGATAGATTATTTACAAAGTTCTCCCATGCTTCCGATATCTCATCCTCATTGTTGTAAATCTGATTGAAGGCTTCCTTGAACACAGACATAAGCCTGAGCATCTTGCAAATCTGCTCATAGTAGGTCTTGCCATCAGAAAAGAAGTATTTGTTCTGATTCTGTGGCTTGTTCATGGGGTCCTTTTCCCAGTTGATGATATCCCCATAAACATCCGCATATTTAACAAAAGGATCAAATCTATCCATATTTACCTCCTTTAGTACATCAGATAGAACAGGTCAGCCAGTTCATCTGCTATCATCTTTTCTATATTAAGTATAACATCCTGATAGTCTTTTACCAATTGTGCATTGTTCATTTTTGAAAGATTACCCTTGATATCCCTGATGATCTTGTCCACCTTGTTCTCGGACCCTGTATCTGAAGACTGGTAGGAAGAATCATCTTCACGCTTGGATAAGGTCTTTGAATTGTCCTGGGATGAACTGCTTGAGTTGTATTCATTTTCAGATGTGTTCTTGTTGGTGCTCATGGCAGACAGATAGGAAAGCTGGATCTCATCTCCTGAATCCACTGCAGAGGCCATTGCCTGAGGTGTATTGGATTGTTTATTCACATCCCTGCTGAGAGTGTTGTCCACTCCATCCGTATTGGAAATGGAATTTGAATCCGATACGGAATCCGACTTTGAAGAACCGCTTGTAACAGACTCGTTTGTTTTGATCGTACTCTTGTTTGAAACAAGGTCCTTTGTTTCCTGAAGATGGTACGGATCAAGGATGTCAGATGCAATCAGCTTCATCTGAGCATCGTACAGGGCCTTGTACTTGGGCATGATGTCCTGCATTCTATCCTTGAGATACATGACCCACCGCATCATGGAATCACAGCAGATATCCCTTGTGTAGTAGGTTTCAAGGATGTGCTCTTCCAGATGTTCCTTGTCTGATTCATCACCATAATAAGGATAGTCAAAATAGAATATCTCCGGTCTTGCATAGGCAATCTGCTCTTCAATCCTCTGCAGACCTTCTTTCCATGTGGGCGGTTCAAGCTGATCAAATTCTTCATCAGGATGCCCATCCATCCATATCTGCTCAACAATGGAACAGACAGGAATGGTATACCCCTGGCCGACAATGATATTATTCCTCTTCATTGGTTTCCTCCTTCTTTTCAGCCTCTTCCTTTTCATCCATGTATTTTGGAATATCAATGGAGACATTCAGGCCAAACATTTTATTGATGCGTTCAATGGCATCTCTTTGCGGTGCCATCCACATTTCTCTGCCTACTGCAATCTGTTCCATCATGGCATTCATTTCACCACTGATCATTCTTTCTCTCTTCTCAACAGAACCGGAAATGCCAAAGACATTGAAAAATTCATTGATCACAGTTTCCTTTTCCTTCTGAAGATTCAGGATCTCCGATGCGGATACCTTGAAGTCCATTACCTGCAGTGAAGTATTGTCCAGAAGTGACTGATCGGGGAATACAACATAATAATCATCATCATACTGTGCCATCAGCGTTGCAATGGATTCCTTCTTCTGCTCTGTAGTCTTGAGCATCAGAGGATGCTTCATGGCCCTGGTGTTCATCTTGAGAGCAACATCAAGCTCAGCCAGTTTATCGGCATACTCTGCAATATAAGGAAGGGCAGAGCTCCTTACCTTATTGGCATAGATGATCACGCATTCTTCTCCCACTCTTAATTCAGGGAAGATGATGCCTTCTGATACGTTCTTGCTGATAGGCTTGGCATAGGTTGGATACCCATAGGGGTCCACCCCGGTCAAAGCACCTTCAAGGCAGAAGAACTTGTCAAGGTCCTTGTCCTTAAAGAAAATGGCATAGCCTCCAAGCATGACCATCTTGGATACGGCATTCATGTTGATCTCATCAGGCATTCCCCTGTAGGGGAACATGTTGCAGGCAAGATCGGAAAGTCTCATTTTCCATAGCCTTGTGTAGTAAGGCTTGGTCATGTACCTGCCCTGTCTCTTAGTCTTTTTACCCATTATTTACCTCCTAAATTTCATTGTTGCTTCTGGAATAGTCACCGATGTAGTCACCATGCCATAGTGTGATACCTTTGATAAAGATGTCTCTGATCTGCATAAGATCATCCATCGGAATATTGCCATAGACATTAGGTTCTGTCATCTTGATGTAGTTCCATGACTGCCTGGTCCTGAAGGATGGAACCTCCAGGCGGTTGACCTTGTAGCCATACTGTTTGAAGTAATCAGACAGCTTGTTTGCGTATTCCGGATAGATGGTCTTTCTGATCAGGTAGAGCTTGTCACAGTTATTGGCCATATTGAACAGATAGTCACCGCCAAGGGATTTGGATGTTGGAGGGATCTGCTTGGCATCATTTTTCTTGGCCATGACCGATGCCACAGCATTGCCGTAATCTGTGGTAGCTGAATAGTATCTGTTCCAGTATTCAGATGTAGCTTCCTTTCCTGACTGAATATAATCAGCAATGCCTCCGACAGCTCCTGCGATACCTGAACCTATGCTTCCTGCACCTCCGGCCATCATGCCTGCTGAACCTACCAGGGATCCTATAATTGTCATCAGACCTCCTGTGATGGTGTTGTCAGCCACGCTTGCAATATCCTTTACACCTTCTGCGGATCTCTTTGACATTGCTGTCTCATAGGACCTGTAGGCATTGTCCAGGTTTGTCAGCTCGGAATACCTTGCGTTTGATTCTGCCACTCGGAGTGAATTTGAATTTGCCTGCATGTAGGATGCTGTATAATCATCAGTTATCGGCAGATTGGAATTAGAGGAATCCGCCAGGCCGTTCATCATGTTGTATCCATTGATATCAGACATGTAGTTTCTCAAAGCATATACCATCTTATTTACGGATGATATCGTGCCAAAAGCTCCTATTCTAAGAGGATTCCCTGATGTACGATCTACAAGATATTCCATCTTGACCACCATGGAATCACCCCTCTTGGTAGTCAGTTCCATAAATGAATAAGGAAACATCAGCAGTTTGGATTCCGTATAGGAAGGGAAACCTCCATAGATTTCCTGATCATCTGTGAAGTCCACAGGAACGATGAAATCATTGACAGATGATACAAGACTGGTAAAACGGAATACATAGTTGCCTGTAGTCAGGCCTCCTGTAAGCGTTACAGTTGTTATCGGTGCATCAAAAGCCAGGTCAATGGTATCTCCGCTTTCCGTATAGGTGATGCCCCTGATCGGAAGGAAAGGATAATAAACAACAGAACACAGGGAATTGACAAGCGTTGTATCTGTCGCAAACAGCCTTAACGCTTCACCTGCATCAAGGATGGTCCTTCCTCCGCTTGTGAATGTGATGATCCTTTTCTGATTGGTTGAGATAGGCACAAAGGTATAGATGATGCCTGTAGGGATGTTTCCGATATTCCGTACACCTGAACTTCCGATCTTTGTGGATCCAAATACGATCCATCCGACATCAGGGATCTGTTCAAACTCCTTTTCCTCAAGGACCAGATATTCAGATCCATATTCCATGCCTTCCGGTTCCGTATTGATTACAGGAATCGTGTTGCCCTGTGAATCTGTGGTCCATCTTTGCGTATGTTCTCTTTCAACAAAAGACTGTTTCCACTCCATTTCAAACAGATAGGTCTGGTAAACATCAAGAACATAGTTGATCTGTGAAACTCCCGGATTGATGTAGTCAATGGATGTAACAAAGGCATAATACCATTTTGTTGAATAGTTCCTGTTCTGCCATCTCAGATACTTGCAGTCAGCAATCTCATCAGCCTGGTATGGAACCTGAATGGTGTTTATATTCTTCCTCTGATATGTTCCATTCTCAAGAGTGAGAAAAACCTTGCTTGCAAAGAATGCTTCCTGCTGATCAGTATTCCTGAAGTAATACTGATGCGTATATGAGATGTCTATATCAACATTTCTGATAAGCTCAATTTTGCCTAAAGGTTGAAAAGTTGCCATTATAGACCTCCTTATAACTTAATATCATTATAGCAAAAGTAAAAAGGCAGGTCACCCTGCCTTCTTACTGAAAGGTATTACATGAAAGAACACAGCCTATGCGACAGTGATTGTCTTGGTAGCATAGATCGTATCATCCAGAACAGACGTTGCCTTGATCACAAGGGATGCACCTGCAAATTTAGCACCTACAACCAGGTTACCATTCTGATTGATGGATGCATACTGAGGTGCTCCCTGGATCTCCCAGATTACAGCCTGAGACTGAACCTTATCACCACTGTTTGCACCTGCCACTACAGCAGTGTAAGTGACAGCTTCCTGGGATCCTTTGGTTACAGATGCATTGCCTGTGATGGTTACGGAGGCCGGATCAGCAAAGGTACCTGCAACAAAGGCAATAGCATGATAGAAAGGTGAGCAGGCCATGATGCCCTGGTGATGATAGTAGTAGTTGGTAGTAAGATGTCTTGCATTGACACCTGTGGAAAGGATATCTCTGTAGGTATCATAGTCCTGGATAAATTCTTTATCAATCAGAAGGGCCTGTACATTGGCCATATTGGTACCAGTGAATCCCGGAACTTCAACAACATTGCCCATGAACTCGGTCTTGTTCATGTTGAAGGCCTTGGCCAGTACATCAACATCCAGAATGGCATTGATTTCCGGTGTGACAAGCAGGTACATATCTTCAGGTCTTGCCCAGTTGAGGACACCCTTGGCATTGTATGCCCTGGTAGGGAATCTTAAACCCTTGACTACCGATCTGACAGCCTTGACCAAAGTCTTTGCGGTAGTTTCATCTGTAACCGCAGAAACAGGAACCTGATAGTAGAGGTTCTGTCCATTTACATTGGAATAGTTTTCCAGAAGTCTCATTGTCAGGGAGAAGTCATCAAGTTCATCCCCATTGTATAACTGCCTCATGATACCGGAAATGAACTTATCCAGTTCTCTGTAGGACATGAAGGCTCTTCTGATCACTCTTTCATTGAGCGTAACAGGATATACGCATTCTCTGTTGATCTTGTAGAATACTACATCCTGATCAGGCTTGAAGGTCTGCCATACATCACCCGGATTGTCATTAGGAACTTCTGCTTCATACAGCATTCCCTTGATCGGTTCAATGTAGACATCTTCAATGGTATCTCCAAACTCCATCCATCCTTTTTTGAACATCTTAAGCGGAGACTCAAAGTTTCTGTAGTTCACATTCACCAGGCCAATATGGTTGATCAGCGAATATAAGAACTCGTTTGCACCCGGTTTGTAGTTCATCAGGGCATTACCAAACTGTGCCAGATCGGCATCAGTATCAAATAAGCCCTCAATTCTGTTCTGGAACTCAGCAGACATATCGGCATAGGTAGCCCTCATTACATCCTGCCAGGTAGTTCCATCCTGTAAACCCTGTAAATTGTTGTCAGGCATTTTGTTTTCCTCCTTGTTTAATTTCTGTTGCGATAGTCAGGAAGGATCAGATCATCAAACGTAACTGTTTTTTCTTCCTCTTCCTCATCTTTTCCCTGATCAGGCTGATCAGGTTTACCATCTTTTGAAGCAAACAGTTTTTCAACAATCCTAGATTTCAGATCCTCATGATCCTTATTGGCCTTTTCCAGTGCCTGCTGCAGTTCCTGAATCTTTGCATCCTTGGATGTTACCTCATTGATCACATCCTGGATATCATCTGCTGAATATGTTGCATTCTCCGATGTACCAGTTGCCAGTTCTGACATAAAGTCTTTAAAAGTCTTTGGCATATCTTTACCTCCATTCTAAATTAAATCTTTTAACAAATCAATTCCAATTGCCTCAAGAAAGGCATCAACAGTTTCAAACCCCAGGACCCTTGCAAAGATTACGGCATTGTAAACCTTGATGGATCCTACATCGTACTCACCTGAACACAGCTTGTACATCCTTGCGTTTGAATACTGACATTTCTTGGCAAAGCTGTAAATGCTCATTCCTTTTGACTTGATCAGTTCCAGAAGCTTCTGTCCTTCTTTCTGATATTCCATAAATCCTCCCTTCTATCTTACTCCCAGTAACATGAACAGATCGTACATGTCACTTCTTATATACATGTCTTCATAGAACAGGTATCCGTTCACAAAGGCACGCTTGAGCTCATTGTTTACTCTGAGCTTCTTGTCTGTTATCAGCATCATGTTTGGCTTATAGTCTTTTGTGGTGTAGCAGATGGTATTTACATCATTGTTTATCCGGTTTGATATCACAAATTCAAAGTCCACAGGATTGAACCAGCATCCATACGTTTTGTCCTTCCACTGAATATTGAACTGAAGGACTCCGTTTTTAGGCCTTGGCTTGATGAAGTCCTCCGATACATCCTCAAAGGTGTTCTTAAATGCCATTTCCTCATAAGCCGTTCCCTTGATCATCTGCCCAAACCTTGACTCCGATACCATGTCCTTATAGGCCTCATTCTCATAGATGTTCAGAAGGATGGTGCCATTCTGTATGAGCTGATATCCTCCATCCATCGGTGTGAACTTGAAGAAGGTGAAATACGGATTTGCCCAGTTTATGGCATTGGCCAGGCAGATGCACCTGCAGTTGTCTCTATGCCTGAATACTGTATTCATGTAGTTGTACAGCTTGGCAGGCTCATTTGGAAGATAATGCTGATACCCTTTTTCAATGATGAACTCATCAAAGATGATAAAGTCATAGTCATCATAGGTAACTGACTTCTTTGACTGCTGAATGGTCAGATAGGAAGCCTGACCGCAATGTTTTCCATCAACATAGAACTGCCTTCCATCTACATTGAACTCATGGTCCTTCATTTTTGGATCATCCTGGATCTGAGTGAAAAATGTCTTCAGATCATCACCATTGACCTCTTCCTTGAATCTTCTGAGATATATGAACTTCTTTCCTGTTTTAAGAAAATGGTTCACAGCCCACAGTTTGGATCCGTATGTCTTTCCTACACCTCTGTATCCAACAACAAAGTTGAGCATGGCATTGTAGGAAAGAACCCTGTTGATATCAAACCATACGCTCATAGAAGATCCTGTTTCCTCATGATGTCAAACACCATTGTCTCCAAAGTATGATCATGGGCTTTTGACAGTGATGAATACGGAATGGAAATGTCCAGAGCATTTCCGTTTCCATCCCTGAACATGAACACCACAGATTCATTCTCTGCATCAAAGATCGGTGCAGAAGCCCAGGATATCTTTTTTGAGAAACAAAGGATCTGTCCTATCACCACACATATCTTTTCATAAATGTCTATCATTGTCTTTATCCCTATTGCATAAACAACATGAATCCGCCAAACAGGAGCATCATTCCTATGTACATCATCCATTCCGCTATTTTTTCAATCATTCTGTTTCTCCCAATATTTCATCAATCATCTGATTCCTTCCAACTTGAATAAACCAATAGTCTCTACTTGGTTGTGGAAGATACTTCTTCTCTGGCATCGGTTTAAGAGGACACCATGAAGGCTTACTATTCAACCTTATGTTCTTGTGAGTCATCTCACACCGATATATCTCTTGCCTTTTGCGATAGTGCAGAGGACAGTCCTCGCACCTGATTGGCATCTCGTCAATCACTAATATTGCTTTCATTTACTTACCTCCTTAATATCATTCTACCATATCATTCTAAAATGGAAAAGCCACCCCTGTAGGAGTGACTTTATCCAAATCAGTTAGTGCAAGTGTTGATGCAGTCATGCCTACCTCACCACAGGTACAGATCAGACAAGAGGTTACAAGCCTTGGTTCTTATCCGCCTTAAACATGATAGATGCATTACACCTACAATTTGATTATAGCATCACTCTACAATTTTGTTAATTTCAAAGTCCTTGATCGTAAACTCTGTGCTTACCAGGACCACACCGCCTTCAACATTCTTAGGTACAAGCTTGCCATCCTCTGAAAAGCCTGCCTTGAAATTGTCATAGGTGACCTTCTGCTTTATGGCATCGTTCATGCCTGCACATTTTACATTCAGATGGTAATACTGGCCATCCCGTTCATAGATCAGAGCATCAGGCTCTTTCTGTTTCAGGTTTGCCTCATATTTTTCCTTTGTTGTCAGCTCTTCTTCCACATAGGCCTTGGCCTTCAGGAATCTGCCTCTTACAAAGTTTGACTCGTTCTTCCAGTAGCCAAGCTTGTAGTCATCTATGACAGAGGACATCTCACTAGGCTCAAAATCTCCCTCCAGGTGCACAGAATCGGTATCCGCATAGATGAATCTGTCATATTCCATCTGTGCTGTCCTGATCGTTTTGTTTCTTGCATAGGCCGTACAGAAGATTCCTACAGGAACATAGACAGCATCTTTTATATACTTTCTTTCCACCTTGTACTTTATGACTCCATCTTCCATGACAGGCATCTTTTCAATGATCTCCGGAGATGTGGCAAACTTGCCATACAGATTGTTGAGCATCAGCTTGGCAAGCTGTCGTACAGCTCCTGTGGATTTCTCCTTAACCTTGTACCAGGAATCAATGTAGTCATTGAAAATACCTTCCTTTGCCTGGAAGGACCAATAGCCAAGCCATTGGATATCCCAGACATCATAATGATCAAAGAACAGCTCAAGGTCCACATTGCACATGGTCAGATCCACAAGGCCATCTGATTCCACAAGGTATTCATTTCCATTGTAGAAAAGGGAATTTTTGATCTGTACACAGGGCAGATATCCTTTCTTCAGTCTGAACTGACAGGTGAATTTCTGAATGTACAGAGGCCTTCTCAGATCCTCCTGGTATTTTCCATCAAAGTACAAAGGCATTCCCACTGGATAGACATTGTACCTCATGGCCCATGGATAAAGACTGTTGACATCATAGACCTTGCCTGCACCGATATCTCGGTTCTGAAATTTTGGATTTACATAGGTCCATCCTCCCCTGTATGCCTTCCTGAGCAGTCTGTCTGTTTCAGGATCTATCACAGGAAACCACTTGGTGAACTGGTCCTTTCCTATGATGCTCTTGTAGTTTGACAAGGCATCGGCACCAATAGTCATCTTGGTCAGACCTTGACCAAACTGAATATTCAGGGCCCTTGCCATGATCTCAACATCGTTCTTCAGATATTCCTTTTCTTCCTGAGTAAACTGATGTCCTCTTTCTCTTGGTGCCAGGTAGTCCATTGTCAGCTTCTGAACCGGAAGCTGAAAGTCCTTGGCAATCTTCTTTACTGTAAATGGAAGCTTCTTCAGAGAATCATAGATCACCACCTTGCGATAATAGGCCCTCTTGCCCATCTTGTAAGCCTTGAAGCATATCTCCATCTCATATATCTGGTTGTCACCATTGATAAGCGTATTGAAGGACATTGAACAGGTATCCTCTTTCTTCACAAACTTGTATCCTGACTTCAGCAGATACCAGATGATGAACTGTGAATCAAAACGCAGATTGTGGAAGTACATATCGCAATTGGCAAGTTCATTGCACTTGCTGAGGAAACCTGAAATATCGGTTCCGTAATAAATATCGTTTACATCATCAATGTTGCAGATGGACCAGGCCCATACCCTGCAGTCATTGACATCCACTGTTGTTTCAAAATCGGCTGTGTATTTCCTTTTCATTACCCAAGCTTTTCCATTTCCTTCCTGAATGCCTGATACCTTTTCTTATCCTTCCTGAAGGCTTCCACTTCTGACTTGATCTCTTCCCTTTTGTTTTTAATGGTCAGAACCTCATCATAGATAAAATCAAAGTCAAACGCTGATGAAAGATGAAACAGGCCAAGAAAGTCAATGGCATCTACATTTAACTCCCTCAGGATGGACCTGACCTGGCTTGCAAAATGCTTTGATATGGAATTTTCTACACCTTTCAGCCAGTTGTCCATAAGGTTCTGTATTCTGACATCACTTACAGATGTAGCTTTTCCTCCATAGGATCCGTACTTCTCCTTGAAATTCAGGGCTGACAGGTTGATCTCCCTGGACAGATTCTCACCTTTGTATCCGATGGTCTTGCCTCCACCTATGTTGATACGGACCGGAATGAAGTCATTGCTTTTGGAGATCGTTGCATTGTACATGTTGCTTTTCTCCCTTACAATGCCTGATTTGGTCAGTCTGGCATAGGTATAACCACCTGCCTTTTCAATAGCTCTTGAAAGAGTTGTCCTGAACTTGTTTTGAGCATTGACCTGAGCAATGGCCCTCTTGTAGTCCTGTTTTGACATATAGACAGGCTTTTCCTCACCGCCTGCAATCGTTGTACCGATCTTCTTCAATCCGTATTTACGATCCGTAAATTCAGTAAGCTGTGCTGTCTTTTCCCTGACCTGTCTGATGCTTGGCCTTCCTCTTTTGGTATCAGGCTTCAGTACATCAAACATGGATGAACTCAGACCGAATACCTCCGGTGTTATGTCAGGATCCTTCCTTAACTGTCTCTTATACTTTGCCTCAGCCCTGGTAAGGGCCTCACCATATTCCTGTAAAGCTATATCGTATTTTGTTTGTTTCTTAGCCATTATATGTAACCTCCTGCAAGGATATTATACCTAATAAGAAAGGGAGGTTTTGGACCTCCCTTAATCTTAAGCTTCAAACGGATATCCAAGGTCCTCAATCTTTTCTGCTGAGAGATCCTTGCGTTCCCACTTGCCATCCTTCTGTGCAGGCGGAATAGACTGAGACAGCCTGATCTCTTCTCCATTCTCAGGAACAGGCAATGCTACAGAGAACGCTGTGTGATCCGGTGTGACCTTGACAAGCTTGGCCGATACCATGAAGGTGATATCATCATGCTCTGCCAGGGCAAAGCTGAAGGATGTTCTGCCGTTCTCCCCTGTGTAGATGAATGACAGCTTGGACATCGGAACCAGGATCCTCTTCCATTCCTTCTTAGACTGATCAGACTTAGTAGTGTTGTTGTTTTTCAATGCCATTTTATTTTCCTCCTTATATTATCTGGCATATCCTCAGGCCACCTACCTGGGATACACCTACATACTATCACACCGAAATATGATTGTAAAGTAGTTTAGTGAAACTGGTACACCATAGGCCGTGGACATGGACAGGTTGTCTGATCGTTGCAGATGGTCATATGAACTGATGGTGAGGTAACATCATCACATAATT